AGACCTTCATCAAGAGAAACAATACGCATATATGTTTCTATAAAGTATACTGGATCCTGCATACACTTTGCGTATTCGGCAACCTGCTCCTCAGTGTACTCAAAGGGAACATTAGTCTTTTTTAAATTAGGATTTCCTAAATATTGATTATCACTTGCCTTTGTTGTCGACATCATCTATCTCTTGAAGTTTGCCTTTTAATATCTTTTGTAATTCTTTTGTACTACCTACAAACAATGCGTTGGTCACATTCTGTGGTGCATCTTTAGGAACTTCTTTTAACTTCTTCATTTTAGTTTGAAGGTCGCCAAGTTTTTCAGTTACCTCAGCAACTTGTTTAATAAGTTGACCAGCAACTTCATAAGATCTTGGATGTTCAGACTCACGAGCGAGATCTAGTATACCTTCGATAGCATCCGAACCTCGTTCAATTAAATTATAAAAATTTTCTCTTTGATATTTGTAGTCAGCATCCATATCTTCCAAGTTTTCTTTAGGTCTTGGAACAACAGGTATGGTTTCATCTTTTGTGATTAACTCTGACTTGTCATCAATATTCAATGCTTCATTTAATATATCTTTAGTGCTCATAATGTGTCCTATTTGTCAGTGCCACTTTCCTCATCAAAGTTTTTAGCATCTTCAAAGAAAGATACTGTTTCATTAAATCCGAAGTCATCATCGGCATCAGCAGTTGTTGGCGAAGGTGTAACAGAATACCTTTGTTCTCTTTTCGGAGCAGTATCAGGTAAATCTGTATATTGGTCGACTTGAACAGTTTTAATAACCTTGCTAGAGGTAACTGGTCCATATAGAAAGAATTTAGTAGTAAAGTCTAATGTGTATATAATTGCTCTTCTTTCACCATAATCGCCTTTGTAACTATCTTCATAGTCAATACCATTTAATACAATAGGAATATCTCTTGCGACACCCATATCTGCCATATCATTAATTGTTAATGTATAGTCTGGTTGAAAGAATGGTAATACTTGTTCAACTATTTGTAATGCATCATCAGATTGTTTCGCCATAGCATATAATTGTATGTTTAAATTATAAGGAACTGGCATATATTGTGTATCTAATTTACTAGAATCGCTTGAACTTGATTTTACTTTTTTAAACTTTTGTACACGATTTAACTTTCTAGTAGGATCGTATTGTAAGTTTTGTATTTCAAATCCTAATCTAGGAAGTGTAATAGCAACCTTGCTATCTAAATTAGCATCTTGGTCTAACCTTCCTAACCATTTTTGTTTTGGTCCATATGCTAATGGCACCTTCATAGATTGTGTAACTCTTCCACTACTATTTTTCTTCACGATGTGCAAGTCATTAAATAGTGTACCAAATGCCACTACAATATTTCTTACTGTTTCGTGATAAAATTGTCTATTACCTAACATTATTCATTTACTCCTGGATCTCCGAATGGGTTAGACTCTGTAAAGTCTAATACATTATCATCTTGTGTATCAAATATAGCATTCTGTGCAGACTTATCGTTTACACCATCTCCTACTATATAGTCTTCTTGTATCAAGTAATCAGAATCATCTGCGTCAGTATCATTTTCAAGTAATATACTTTCACCAACTGAAGTAGAGTCATTTTCCATAGTGATGTTATCACCATCAGTTTCTTCTAATAATACACCATAACTTCCTTGAGCATGTTGTATTGTAATATTTTCGTTTTGAGCAGTTGATTGCTCCATAGTAAATTGATGTTGCATAGAGTCTATGCTTAACGCATCATCTATACCATCTATTTCACTAATACCAGTATCAAAGTCTTCAGAACCATATTCAAATGTTCTACACTTGAGTTTATATGTTTGTAAATTATGGACTTGATAAAAAGGATCGTCATGGTCTACGAAACCTATTTCGAATAATCTTTTACCTTTAGGGAAATAAATTAAATCTCCTTCATTTGGTCTAGTGCTTGTGGTAAGGTTTGAGTCTTGTGATACAAACTGTTCCCATCTTCTTCTTGAAACTATAAATGTTGTTTCATCTCTTATTTCTAAACCAAACTGAGACATCAGTTCTTTTTGCCCTTCGTAACCATCTACATTCTCAATATACATTTCTATCAAGTATGCATCATCGAAAGTTGAGAAATCTTCTTCACCTAAAATAGAATCTTTTGAAGCAATGTTACGAGGAATATAGTATACATCTTGACCATATATACGAAGTTGCTCTATAATTAAATCTTCATAGAGTTCTTGTTCTCTAACAGTTCCTGTGTCAAAATATACATTTGTTGGCATTGCCTTATCCTATTTGATACATAGGAGGCAACTCATAAGCAAGTTGTATCTGTTCTTCCAGTTTTTGAATCTCTTCTGTTGCTTGTTGGTATATTTGTTCACCATTCATTTGTACACCACCCAGCATCTGGATTCCTTGAAACTTGGAAAGGTTTGCTCCCCATTGCCTTTTAATTAATTGAGTACAATATTTCTTTAAGAAAATGTCATCCCAAATATCAGTATATGTATCAGGATCTACTTTTCTAAAACACTCAATAACGATAAAGTCATCTTCCGCCACATCGTTCGCCCAATCCATATCAATGTATAATCTGTTTTGGTGTTGATTGAAACGAAGTGGTTTTTCACCTACTAATAAATGTGATAGGTGGTCTAAATGACTCATTGTCATTTCATAATGAACAAGTGATGTTGATGAGAAATCGTATAAATCATTTAATCTTAATTGATAACGCATATCAAACATATTGTTAGTTGACGAGTCATCAAATGGAAATACTTGAACTATAGAAACTACAGGGGAAGGAATAGGAATAAATCCTTTGCCTTCTAACCAATTAGCAGTAATGCTATTATCAGCAGTGTCTGTTGCTGTTGTAGTAGCATTAGTTGCTGCTCTAGCAATTTCTGCAGCAGTTATTTTATGTTTAAGAAACATTCTTTCAATACCATCATAATGATATTGAGCAAAATATTGTAATCCTTCATCTATACGATCGTCTACTTGGTCGGGATCGACATTAATTTCTATTACAGGTTTACCTAATGCTCTTAAACAGTATTCTTTAAATGTTGATTTTGTACTTGGGATTGCCATTTAATTATCCTATGAGTATGTTCCGCCATCTACAGTGGTTACTGTAACAGCACCAGAACTAACAGTGAAATTATCACTACTAAATGATGCTACACCTTTATTAGATGTTGTTGCTAATTCACCAGCAATTGTTATTGTACCACCACTTTCTGTTGCATCTATACCTTCACCAGAAGCAAAAGTTATTGTTGTTCCTAATGCTCTTGCAGTAGTATTAGATCCATCACTTACAGTGATAGAACTATTTGCTAACGAAGCATTAGCAATGTTTGTTAAAGTATTATCTGGACCATTGATTGTTTTGTTTGTAAGTGTATCAGTTGTTGCTTTACCAACAAGTGTGTCTGCAGCAGCAGGTAATACTACTGTAACATCACCAGTAGATGCTGGACCAATTAATGTTACTTTGTTTGTACCATTATCTGAATCTTCAAAGAACTCTAAGAAACCAGCACTAGTAGCACCATTCTTTAACTGTATTCCAGCATTAGCAATAGGTGTAGTAAGTGTTGGTGTAGTTAGTGTCTTGTTTGTTAAAGTCTGACTAGCAGAAACAGAAACAATGTCAGCACCACCTAATGTAGCAGTTGTTGCTTCTAAGTTAGCAACAAGTGTACCAGTTGTAATAGATAAGTTACCTGTTGTAGCACCAGTAAATGTACCAGTACCAACTATAAATTTATCAGCACTTTCATCAAAACCTATAAATGCATTTGCTGCACTACCTCTTTCTATTACGATACCAGCATCATGTGATGGAGTACCTGTTGTTCCGTTTGCTAACTCAATCAATGTGTCAGTTAAAACTTTGTTTGTTGTAGCAATAGTTGTAGTATCACCATTAACAGTGAAATCTCCTGTTACAACTAAATCATTTCCGATTGTAACATCATTTGGCAAACCAACTGTAATTGTACCAGAACTTTCTGCTACTGTAACCTCATTAGCAGTACCAGAGAAAGTAATTGTTCCACCCAAAGCAGTAGCAGTAGTATTAGATCCATCACTTACAGTGATAGAACTGTTAGCAAGTTTTGAGTTTGCTATTGAACCTGCTAATTCAGCATTAGCAACACCACCATCTTTAATAGTTACTGCACCTGACGATACAGCAAAATTATCACTACTAAATGAAGCAACACCTTTATTTGATGTAGTTGCGTCTTCACCTGAATATGTTATTGTACCTGAACTTTCGCCTACATCCATACCCTCACCTGCTGCGAATGTTATAGTACCACCCAAAGCAGTAGCAGTTGTAGTAGATCCATCACTTACAGTGATAGAACTATTTGCTAATGAAGCATTAGCAATGTTAGATAATGTGTTATTACTAGCATTAATAGTTTTGTTTGTTAATGTATCAGTTGTTGCTTTACCTACTAATGTATCTGCAGCAGCAGGTAATGTTACTGTAACATCTGCTGTCGATGCTGGACCAATTAATGTTACTTTGTTAGTTCCGTTATTAGTACCCTCTAAGAATTCTATTTTACCAGCAGTTGTAGC